AATGTTAAATATGGGATAATAGGTAGATGATAAATGCAGAGGAGAAATTGGTTTTAGTTACTGGTGGGTTTGACCCAATACACTCTGGTCATATAGAATACTTTGAGGAAGCAAAGAAACTCGGTGACCGTTTGATTGTTGGGGTTAATTCTGATGATTGGCTCACTCGTAAGAAGGGTAAGCCATTTATGCCATTTGCTGAGCGAACTAAATTGGTGGGCGCTTTGAGATGCGTTGATACTGTGGTGCGGTTTGACGATAATGATGACACAGCATGTAAAGCCATCTCCGATCTACTAGATAGGTGGCCAAAGATAGTATTTGCCAATGGGGGTGATAGGACTGATGGCACCAACACCCCTGAATACAAAATGTATGGCAATGACCCACGAGTTGAGTTTGTTTGGGGCATAGGTGGCTCTAATAAGATGAATTCTAGCAGTTGGATCCTTGATGAATGGAAGACACAAAAGACTGAACGACCTTGGGGAAATTGGCGTGTCCTTGATGACAAAGGAACAGTCAAAGTTAAGGAATTGGTCATCGAACCTGGACAAAGCCTGAGCGATCAGCGCCATGAGCATAGGTCTGAGCATTGGTATATCCTTAAAGGCAAGGTGACGATTGAGGAAGAAGGAGAGAATTGGGGCGTTATCAGTTTGCATGAGAATATGACTCACGTGATTCCAAAAGGAACATGGCATAAAGCAACAAACAAAGGCAAGCACCCTGCACATATACTCGAAGTTCAGTATGGGGATACGTGCGTTGAAGAAGACATTGAGCGGAGATAATATGAACATATCAACAGTAACGTCATGGAATAATGACTTGTTTGAAAAGTATGCATTTAGGTTCTATGAAACATACAACTGGGGATTCCCTCTTGTGGTTTATAATGAAGACGAAAATATGTACACTGACGTTCCTCAATGTAAGGCATTTGTCGACCGCCACAAGTCCAACTTCCAAGGCAATTATCGGTTTGATGCTGTTCGGTTTTGCTATAAGGTCTACGCATATACTGACATGATACTCAACAGCGAAGCTGAAGATGGAATTATATTCATTGATGCTGACAGCGTGTTCCATGGGAAGGTTGATCTTGATTGGGTAAAGCAATTCATACACCGTGGCGACTGTATGATGACATATCTTGGGCGTGGCGATCACTACAGTGAGTGTGGGTTTATATACTTCAATATGAACCATCCAGAGATTAAGAACTTCGCCAGAGAAATGCAGGATATGTATAATACTGATCAATTGCTAGGCGAAGCTGAATGGCACGACTCTTGGATCTTTGATGTTGTCCGTAAAAGGTTTGAGTCAAAGGGAGTTAAGAATTACAATATAGGCGATGGGCAGTGGGGGGAAAATGGCCACGTTCAGGCAAGGTCTATTTTGGGTACTGTGTATGACCATACTAAAGGCGCTCGTAAAATAGAAGGAAAATCACCTGAAAATGATTTCTACAATGACTAAAGAAGACTTTTATCACGACTTCCTTTTAATACGCCAAATGCGAGCGCCAACTAGGAAACGATATCGTATGCTAGGCGAGCTGTTTGCTGTTAATCCTGACGCATGGCGTGTAGTTGGTATTACTGAAAACGCACTAAAAGTATTTGCTGAACACGACTTTAAGCGTGTAAGTCGAATGGGAATTAATCGTAGTCACCTAGTAGAGCGTGTTCAAACATACACCACTATGCTCGAAGGTTCTTTGATGGAGTGTGAAGATTGGTGGGACTTTTATGTTGACACAGATAAAACTGTTCTAGCAACATCTACAGAGAACATGGGCAAAGGTGAATGGAGCAAGGTGTATGATATTGATACTAGCTTGGGACTGTTCCGAGGTCAAGGGTTTGCTTGGCGCCACAAAGAACCAGAGATAAACTTCCTAAAAGAAACAATTAATACTTTACTTTCATGAAAAAATAAGTTATAATTGATGTATAACTATTGAGGGTAATATTATGTTAGATTTTTTATATTCTGTTATTCAAATCTTATTGACCGCTTCGGTTATTCTTTTCGTGTGCTTCATTATAGCTCAATTGCCTGAAGGGTTACGAGAACGCCAACAGGCTTGGGAACAGCGTCGAGCCAAGAGAAATCAAGAGAAATTAGATTTCGAAGAAGCTAAGATGAACGCAGGTATCAAACGTGGCGAAGAATAAGTTAGATGATCCTGATGAAAAAAAGCCTGAGTATGATTGGACAGACGATGAGTTCTATGATGGCGCTTGGAGTTGGGTTGATGAATGCGAACTCGATGAGGTAGAAGATGAAAACAAATAAGCTAGAAAAGTTATTTGACCGACTTCGAGAAGAGGGTTGGTATTGTGGATGGGCGCATACTTGTTGCCAATCTTGCGCCTGGATGGATGTCCCTGATTACTTTGATGCTAAGTATGATAAGGATGGATATCTCATCCGTGAAGATAAAGACGGTAATGAAATAGAGTACGAGGAAGTTGACCTCAGCAAAGTCTTATTTAATCATGAGCAAGACTGTTGTATTGATGAGGAAGATTGGGAAGGCGATGAAGACGATTATTATGATATGCTTGAAAATTATGATGGGGATGGCACTATGCCAACTTTCACTCCCGATCAAATCACCAACTCAACCTTCTGCTTTGATGGTCGTAAGGAAGGAGTTAAGAATTTAAAGGCGATCATCCATATCATTGAAGAATGTGGATGTGAGATACATTGGAACGGAAAGGGCGATACACGTCCGACGATTACTTGGGAATAATATGGGAATATACAATACAGAAGGACATGGTCTCAACTATGACTTTATGGGCGCTGCCGAACTAATCGCAACAGTTGATAACCTGAGCAAAGCCCCAATGGATACCATGATTGAGTTGGGGTGTGGCGATGGTGAATTGACGTCATTATTTGCTATGTCGCATCTGTTTAAAGAAATACATGCGATAGGTGATGGCGTTCATCCAAACTTCTATCACAATACTCAGCACTGGGGCAACATCACCAAATCATTCGGCGATGCTGACCTGATCCTTGGCGACGAGAGCATAGACTTCGTATATATACATGGTTCGCACGATATTGATCAGATTGCTAAGAAGTATTTGCCTAAACTGAAATCGGGCGGTATGATCGGGGGTAATGGATATCTCCTTAATAATCAAAAAGTTATGGTTGAAATAGAAGATACGCTCGGAGAACCTGATGCGGTATTCTGTGACAGCAGTTGGATAAAGGTAGTCAAATGAAAGAAGCTGGCAAGTTAATAAAGAATTGTATTGAAACGCCTGATGGTACAGTATTATACTCACGTTCTGTACACGATTATGTTTCGCATTTAGATGAGAATGGTAAGACATATTTTACTGATGGTGGATTAGAATACGTCAGATGCTCTGCGCATGGTGATGAAATCCATCATTGCGTATGGGATGACGAGCCGTTTGATAAAGTTCGAGAATCAGTCGAATGGGGTACTTATGGGAAAGACGGTGACCAACCTTTGTCATATGTTAAGTTGTCAGATATGTCAACTGATCACATTATCGCTGTGTTAGATAATGTAGATAATGTTAGACCAGCATTTAAACGAGCCATGCGCTTAGAACTTGAATTAAGAGAGATAAAGGAAGAATATGAGCAAAGTTAAATTAATTGCGTTAAGTAAGCCCAATGCAGAAACTGGATGCCACACAGCTGAGGAGCTGATCGCATATGCTGCTCGAGTCAGCAACCCAACCAACCAAGGCAATAAGCAGACTGCTGGTAAACTGGTGCGATACTTGATTAAGGAAAATCATTGGTCACCGCTTGAGATGGTTCATATGACCCTTGAGATTACAACGACACGTGATATCAGTCGTCAGATAGTTCGTCATCGGTCATTTTCATTCCAAGAGTTTAGTCAGCGTTATGCCGAGAGCGAGACTTTCGTCAATCGAGAGGCGAGACTACAAGATACTAAGAATCGACAGAACTCAGTAGTGACTGACGATAAAGCTCTGGCTGAGATGTGGCAAATGAAACAAGCGAAGGCTACATCTGAGGCGCTTGCCGCTTATAGATGGGCGTTGAGTCGTGGCATTGCTAAGGAACAGGCTCGAGCTGTGCTTCCAGAGGGCAATACGGAAACCACATTATATATGGCTGGTTCTCTGCGTTCTTGGATTCATTACTGCGACCTTCGTAGGGCGAATGGAACTCAGAAAGAGCATATGATCGTAGCTGATCAGTGCTGGGATATTATTAAGTCGCATTTCCCTGATATTGTAGAGGCTGTTGATGGCGAATAAGGTTATGAAGCGTACTCCGCATACTATGCGTGACCTGTATAGGATATTGCTCGAGGACTTTAATAAGAAGCCAAAGGAAAAGTTTGACGGGATATACTTGGTGTATCCTAACGTGAAGATCTCACTCAGCTCAGTTGATGATGAGTGGTTCATCTTTAAAAACAAAGAAAGGTTCTCGGTAGATACCAAAGAACTAAAACAAAACATTGATAAGTATTTGAAGAGGTAGATATGTTAAGTAAATTTATGAAGTCACGTGCTGCTATTGGCACAGGTTTAACGATTGGTCTGTTTGGTCTAGTTACTGGTATCGTATTATTCGATCCTGTACAGCTAGTAGTGAGTGTTGCTCTAATCGGTACTGAAATTGATCAATGGATGAATAGGAAGGATGACTAATGCCAATTAAGTTTAAACAAAGTTCAAGAAAGAAAGATGGACGTATGCAGAATTATTACATGCACGCTACACCAGTCGAAGAGTTAAAAGAGGCGCTAGAGAAAGACAATACGCCAAACAAACTAAAGCATAAGATCAGAAATTATCTGGTGAAGGCAGGATTATAAAATGAGTGATGATTTGGAATGGGAAGCGGTTCTTACCGACAAAGATGGCAATCCATTGAGTGATGAAAACAATCCATTAGGTATCCGAGTGGGCACGAAGCCACCAACACCAACGCCACCACCACCACCAACTCCTGGAATGAATCCTAACGGTACATATGCCAAGTCAAAAGGCGGTACTGAAATGATGGCTGAACGAATACATGAAGCGTTGGTAGAATCTGGTTGTGAGGACAAAGTCAACGTCATACATTCACGTGTTCGAGAGATTGATCCCGATAAAAAGAATGTATATGTTGTTCATGATACATGGCGAGACCCAGAATGCGGTCACCTAAAGATTGAGGAAGATCGTAAGCGGTTTGATAAGATTGTATTTGTCAGTAATCAACAGATGCAGTCGTTTCATATGGGGTTAAATGTGCCTTATAGCGAATCTCTTGTTATGAAGAATGCTATTGACCCAATTGAATTGACAGAACCCAAACCGACTGGTAAAGTCAATTTAATCTATCATACAACTCCTCACCGTGGTCTTGAGTTACTTGTTCCTGCCTTTGAGTATATGTGTGAAAGATATCCTGACATTGACCTTCATTTAGATGTATACTCGTCATTTAAGATATATGGTTGGGACGAACGTGACCAGCAGTATGCAGGTTTGTTCGACAAGTTGAATGATCACCCTCAAGCCACATATCATGGATACCAGCCTAATAGTGTGGTGAGAGAAGCGCTGAAGAAAGCGCATATCTTTGCTTATCCTAACATTTGGCCAGAGACTTCGTGTATAGCAGCACTAGAAGCTATGAGCGCTGGTTGTGATATTGTTTGTCCTAACTTTGAAGCATTGCCCGAAACTACTGGTGGATTTGCTACAGAGTATCAATATTCTGAGAATGCGCAAGAACACTTGAATACCTTTGCCACAGCATTAGATTGGAGTATTAACAATATCAACCATGAGTATACGCAAGGTAAGTTACAAGCAGCGAAGCAAGTGACTGACAATCAGTATAATTGGCCAGCACGTAAGGCTCAATGGATTAATTTATTTAAAGAACTTTGTCGAGAATAAATGCTTTACTTTTATGTTATAATCGGGTATACTAGCTGTATATTCAAATAAGTGAGACTTTCATTATGGCTAAAGAACCAGATAAGTATGTAAGAAAGAAAGTGCGTAAGGCACGTAAACCCATGTCCCCCGAGCAGAAGGCTGCAGCATCTGAGCGCCTTCGTATTGCTCGGGAGAAGCGGTTGAAAGAAAATCCACCCCAATATAAGAACATTCACGCTGACGTTCTCGCACTTGACGATGAGCATCCTCTGCGTATGGAAAGAGTTAAGGTATGGATTAAGACTCAACGTGAGATTGCTGCTGAAGAACGTAAGCAAGAGCGTGCCGGAGTTAAGGGTGCTACTATTAAGCGCATTCGTGCTGAGAACTATGCTCGAATGATGCAATCGTATCTTGAGAGTAGCACTTGGACTGATATGTTCTATGGGGAGTACGGTGAGCATCGAATGAATCGCATTTGTACCACTATGGCGTATGATGCTAATGGTGAGCCCAAAAGATGCTACGGAACGTTCTATATGGATCTGGGTTACATTTATGGATACCCTGAGGAAAAGGGCGGTAAACCAAATGATTGGACTCCTCCTGAAGAGCGTGAAGAGGGTGCGGTTAAGACTCAATCCAACGACTTGGAGAACTTCTTTGGGTGATATAGTAGATATCCGTGACCACTTGCTTAAGAAACGAGTTGAAGAAGCAGGCGGGAAGGATTATGTAGAGGGAATGCAGGCTGAGCATGAGGCAGAGTTAGAGAATGTTGAGGAAGAGGTTCGGGGATTCTGTGACAGTATTATGGATGACTTGATTGAATTTGACATAGCTGACGAAAGCGTTGAGTTCTCGACTGACTTTATATTCATGACTGAAGCACTAAGGTCTCTCATCATGAGGGCAAGAGGGTTTGAGCATTTCGTACAAGGTGTTGCTGATACTCTCATAGAAGTTGAGTATGATGAAGAAACTGACATGATCAACGGTAAGTGGAACATTGATGGGCTTTTGGGCAACGACCCTGTCATCGAGAACTTGCCGCCAGAAGCATTCGTTGATACTGACGAGTTGGCTAAGGCTCTTCTTGATGATGAAGAGCCAGAAAGTTGACTTTTGATCAAAATTAGTGTATACTATATGAATAAATTAATTAATCCCCATATGTAGGGGACTGAGGTGTCAGATTATACTCTTAGATTTAAACCAAGTAATGATCGCGAATATGATGAAGCAACTCGCGATGAGTAATGCGCAGTTTAGTGAGGATTTAGCTAGACATATGGTACTCAACAGTATCAGAAGCTATAAGACTAAGTTCGGTGCTAAGTATGGTGAGATGGTCATATGCTGCGATGATCGTGACTATTGGCGCAAGGGTGTATTCCCATACTATAAAGCGCATCGTAAGCAGGATCGCGAGAAGTCTACCATTGATTGGAGCATGGTATTCAACTCCCTGAATAAGATACGTGAGGAGCTGAAAGATTTCTTCCCATATCGAGTGATTCAGGTTGAGCATGCGGAAGCCGATGACATTATCGGTGTATTGACTCAGCGATTCGGTGTGTGGTTGAATAATGATTCATCCGAGCGTATCCTAATCCTATCAGGCGATAAAGACTTTGGCCAGTTACAGAAGTATAGTAATGTCGACCAGTTCAGTCCAATCACCAAGAAGAACATTAGCATTAAAGATCCGAGACGTTTCCTTCGTGAGCATATTATGCGTGGCGATCGAGGTGATGGTATTCCTAACTTCCTATCACCTGATGGGTGTATTGTGGCTAATGAGCGTCAAAAGCCATTACAGACTAAGAAGCTCGACATATGGATTGACCAAGAGCCTGAGCAGTTCTGTAATGAGATGATGCTACGCAACTATCGTAGGAATGAGATACTAGTTGACCTCGATATGGTGCCTGATAAAATAGTCAATCAGATTAATGCTGAGTTTGACTCGTATGAAGTGCCAGAGAAGCGTGGTCTATTGAATTACTTTATTAAGAATAAGCTCAAGAACCTTGTTGAATATATCGGGGACTTTTAATGAAGCGATCTCACTTCAAGGGCAAGTTCACGCCTAAGAATCCAGACAAGTACTCTGGCAATGTGAAGCAGATCATTTATCGTAGCAGTTGGGAAAGGTTGTTTATGGTTTACTGTGATAAGAAAGAAAGTATTCTACAGTGGTCAAGTGAAGAAATCAAAATTCCTTATGTGCATGATGAGAAAAAAAGAACTTACTATCCAGACTTCTGGGTTGATATGATTGACAAGAATGGTAATCGAGTTGAGAAACTAATCGAGATAAAGCCACACTATCAGCGAACCATGAAGGTGAACAAAGCAAAGTGGAGTGCAGCTGTAGGTTATTGTCAAGAGAACGCTATGGAATTTTTGGTAATGACTGAGAAGGAGTTGTTCTGATGAGAACATTCAATCGAGTTAAGGGTAAACTCTTTCGTAAACTTGTGAATCTTGCTGATCGAATTGATGTGTGGTTTCGCAGTAATTTCAATGTGAATATGAAACAAAAGGCTCTTGAGTTGTCTCAAGATAACATACCACTAAGCCGTTTAGACAAGACTATTGGTGTACACTTAAATATAGTTGAGAGTGAAGATGAGTAAATGGAAATATAGTGAAAAGGATGAGAATCGCAATTATGATTTGGAAGCGAAAGAACTTCTTAAAACTTTGCGAGGAGATTCACAACTTTATGAAATGTATGGGATCGTCAATAAGCAATTACAGAGATCAGTAAGTCCTATTCGAGAAAAGGAACTAAATGCTGTTAGAAAGGCAATTGAGAGTTATCCTGGAATTGACAAGTTTAAACTGTCCTCTGTTTTACACGGATACAAGTCAGAAATGGCACAAACGGGTCATCCTAAAGATGGCGTCAAGTCAACATATAAGAAAAGGGTGTAATAATGGCTAAGACGTATATTCATGTGAATCAGCATAAGATCCGTGCTAATTTGAAGCATGGAACGGATGAACCTGTTATCACAGTCAAGTCTGGCAGAACGAATAAATACTGTCATGACGTGGAGATACTTGGTCCAAGTGTGGTAAGGTACTCCGAAACTGACAAGCCAATCCTAGCGTGTGGCGCAAGGGTGGTAATTGAAACTGAAGCTGATGTGATAACGCATCTACGTGAGGAAAGTAATGAAGAATAACACATTTCATGAAGTATTTGAAAAAGTAAGTAACGCCCCTATCAAAAAGGATAAGATCGCTATCCTACATGAATACAGTAGTCCAGCTCTTAAAGCTGTCTTGGGTTACGCATATGACCCAAGGGTAGTATGGCAGTTGCCCAAAACTGATCCCCCATATAAACCGCTTGACGAGGCAGCTGATCAAGAGACTCGCCTTGCTCAAGAGATACGCAAATTGTACCTATTCGCCAATGGTCCAGGTCCAATCAACCAAACTCAGGCTAACTTAAAGTCTTTGCGCAGAGAGAGCCTGTTTATTGAGATGCTAGAGAACGTGGATCATCGCGATGCTAAAGTTCTGCTCATGATGAAGAATGGTAAGCTATTATACAAAGGATTGACTCGTAACCTTGTAGCAGAAGCATTTCCTAACCTGACTAAAGACTGGCCAAATGAAGAAGATACCAAAAAGGTTTAAGCAATACACCGAAGATAACATCCGTAAGAAGCGACTCAAAAATGAGTCAAGACATAATGTGAAGGCGAAGATTGACCACGCCACTGTGAATGAAGAATGGGATGACATATATGCGGAAAGTAAAGAAAGCACTCATAATCGGTAATGGTCCAAGCCGAAAGTTGATTGACATCGATAATGTTAGTAAAAATGTTACTACATATGGATGTAATGCTATCTACCGTGATCATTCTAAGATCGATTTTATTGTAGCCATCGATGATGGGATGATAGATGAGTTACAAAGAGTAGATCATCCATGGAGTCATATTATCATCCCACCCGAAAAAGAGCGATATGAGCCATACGAGTATGGGAAAGTTGTAGGTAGAAGGGCAAGAAACAATGCAGGGATGATAGCAATGCATGAAGCTATCAAACATGGTCATAATGACCTAACCTGCATTGGCTTCGACTTCCTATCTAACTCAACTGATAACATGTACGATGGTACCAAGAATTATGGACCAGAGACTCGTTGTAGTGGATCAGATAATCAGTGGCGTGGATTATACTTCTCGTGGTTCCTCAATCAACACCCATCTGTATCATTCACTATGGTAATGGCTGACGATGCGTTCTTCGATAAAGGTCATAATATACCCAATCTACACTTCACCACAGTATCTGAATATAAATAACAATAAGACCACTACCAAAAGGAATAGAGTCATG